GGGTGCATATCGTGATGCAAAGACTATCCTAAACCAGTCTCCTATTCTACAGGTTTGGTTCCCGTATATCAATGAGAGCGAAAGGGTGATTCGGTGTATCAATGGTTCTGTATTGGAATTTACTTCATTCAAGGATGAACAGGATGCGAAGTCCGGTAAGCGTGATGTATTATTCATAAACGAGTGTGATGGTATTGCATACGGTATCTATTGGCAGCTTGATATGCGTACTCGCCGAAAGGTTTTTCTGGATTATAACCCGTCTGCTCGATTCTGGGTTCATGACAATGTGATAGGGAGAAAGAATGTGAAGCTGATCATATCTGATCACCGTTGTAACCCTTTCCTTTCTAAAGAAGAGCATGAGAAGATAGAGAAGATCGAGGATTATGAGCTTTGGAAAGTATATGCCCGTGGAAAGACTGGAAAGTTGAAAGGTTTGATCTTCCCTGAATTCCGGATCGTAGATCGAATGCCGGAGGTATTGGAGTGTAAGGGTAATTGGTATGGGTTAGACTTTGGTTATACCAATGACCCTACAGCATTAGAGAATATGAGGCTTGCTCATGGTGAGCTATGGGTTGATGAGCTATTGTTTGAGGCGGGATATGATAACCCGATGATTGCGCGAGTAATGAAGACCAACGGAATAATGCGGCGAGATGTGGTGATAGCAGATTGTGCCGAACCGAAGAGTATTTCAGAGATAAATAGTTTTGGATTTAATGTACGACCTTCATCTAAAGGACCAGACAGCATAAAGAATGGCATCCAGATTCTACAGAGGTATAAGATCAATGTTACCCGAAGAAGTACAGGAATTATCCAAGAGATGAAAAGATATAAATGGAAGGTTGATAAGAATGGGGTTATGCTGAATGTTCCAATCGAGGTTTGGAATCATGGAATCGATGCTATCCGCTATGTAAGTCTAAAGACCTTGAGTGCTCGTAGGGTTTCAAGTGGAGCGAAAGCTACCTATATGGAAGTTGATTGAGTTTACATAATGTCAGTTTTATATCATAAAATGAGAGTATACTATGAGTGAGGTATTGACAAAAAGAAAGATGATGAGTTTTGAGGAGTGGTTTAAGCTCCTATATCATGGGTATTTTGAACAGCCGTTTCAATTTGAACAATTGAGCAAGCCCGGATATGTAAGTGATAAGATAGTACCGAATGATCTGAATGATCTAACTTTCGGTCAGGTGGTAGAACTCCAAGGCATTCAGGAGGTGAATAGTATGTTCATAGTTCCTTTACGGGTGATTCTGGGAATGAGCACCGATGAAGTGATGCAGTCCAGTGCGACGGAGGTGGTCAGGTTCGCAGCATGGGCAGCCAGAGAGATGGAAAGAATAAACAAACTATTTGCATCAACGAATAGGAAGACCACCGATAAAGAGAGAAAGGCAGGTATTGAAAGCCTGAGATTCGGTATATTCGGGACAGTGGACTATTATGCTCAGCGTATGGGAATAAAAGATCATGAAGAGGTGATGTCTGTTCCCTGGATGAGAGTATATAAGTGTTTGCAGATTGATTCAGAGAAGGCTAAATATGAACTAAGATTGAGAAAAGTGTATGAAAGCGAAAACGGTAGAAAGTAAATTGAAGGAGATCGTAGAAAAGAAGTTCTCCGGGGTGTCGTATGTGTTCGATGATTGGAAAGCAATTGATCGCAAATTATCTAAGGTGTCATTGCCTGCAATTATTTGCGTTATGCCTATTTCTGGTGTGTTCACGTTCAACCATGGGCGTGTGAAGGATAAACCTAATTGCTATATTGTGTTCATGGATAAAGTGCCTAAAGATGCGGATGGTGATGAGAATGAGGTAATCTATTCATCTATGAAGGAGATGGCGAAGAAGTTTATTTCAGAAGTGAATAAATCAGGATACTTTGAAGCTGTCGAGGGCGATATTCCCTATGATGTAATCACAGAAAAGATGTCTGATATATTATCTGGTATAGGGGTTCCATTGTCGTTAAAGGAGTCGGCTTATAATTGCGTATGAGTAAGGAGAAACAGTTAGAGATAATCGGTGATGAGTTGGATTCGCTCATGCAGCGAGTTACAGCCAATCATATACGAGCCGGGCAAAAAGCATCAGGACGGACATTGCAGAGCATTAGAAAGCAAATATCAGATGCTGGTGGAGTGTTACTCGGTCGGGCTTATTTCGGAGTTCTGGAGACGGGTAGAAAGCCCGGTCCAGTGCCAGGTGGATTTCGTTTTGTGATACTGAAATGGATGAAGGATAAGGGAATCAGTGCCTCCCCTATTCCGTATGTCAGAGAGCCGAGCGCCAGATGGAAGCCGAAGTATACTCCACAGGAAAGAGGTGATCTGAGTTTGGCCGGAGCTATTGCATATCGTATCAGGAAGGAAGGTACAAGCTTGTACCGGAATGGAGGACGTGATGATATCTATTCAAATGAGATACCGAGGACGGTTGAGAACATACTTGATCGTATTATGACAGTATTCGCTAAAGATGTAGAATCAATAAATATAAATAGTATCAATGAGGAAGGAAGTGATTAACGGTACGACCGTAGAATATCCGGATGAAATATCTTTTTGTTTCAATCCGGTAGTAATAAATGTATCTGGATATACAGGATCAAGTATAGGGATGGCTGTAATAGATACACAGACAGGAAGTAGTCACACAGAAAAAAGAGAGATGTTTAGTTCTGGGTGTTTCTTTGATGCCTCGTTCTTTATGCAATCAGCTTTTGATTCAGTGGATTTTAAAGATGTGGATTATTCAGAAGCCAGTGCAAAAGATAGCAAAGTAGGAAAGCTATTTAAGGTTATATTGATTCTATATGCTTCGGATGGTTCTGATGATGGTAATTTCCAGTTTGAGACATTTGTTATTTGGGGGGCAATGAGGATCGGCGAAAGGTATAATGGTGAAAGAACATTAGTATGTTTCCGTAATCTGCCTTTTACGGTTGGCATGTATTCATCTGGTGAGGATGTCGCTAATGTCATTGTCAACGGAAAACAAACAGCATCCTATGAGTTATCAGAACAGAAAGTATGGAACATTGTACTTGAATTAGCAAAGGCAAATAGTGCAGTTATTGAGGTCCCTGGGAAAAAAGATGATTCAAGTGTATTCGACTATACGTTTGATTATACCTTCCATAAAGCTCTGAATGCTCCATCAAGGGTAAAATTGATATTAGATGATTGTACAGAGGGGATTTATCTCCGTTGGATAAATAGACATGGATTTTATTGCTATTGGCTTTTCAGAAAAGGAGATGAAAGTCAGCAAGTATCAGATGAAGGAGAGTTCATACGTAATAATATGACAGATTATAACTATGTGAATGGCTATCATGGAGGAAGTGGAAGACAACAGAGGAAGACAGGAAGTAATACTTTGAATATATGTGCTCCACTTGTGGATCGTGATACGTATGATTTCCTTTTTCAGCTCGCATTGTCTCCTGTCATTGATATGTATATGGGATTTGGCCCTGATGAGATAGACCGATGGATGGGTGTTAATGTGTCTGTTGGGACATACACGAAAACCCGTGCTGATCTACAAGATTTTATAGCCGCTATTATTTTACCTGAAACAAGAGTACAAAACTTATGAGAAACGATTTATTATTTATTGATGGTGAACTGGTGGATCTGGATGATAGTACCAAGATCACATTGAACTATAAGAGTAATCTCTTTACTGATCTGAGTAAGATTGTGAGTAATAACAGCTATACAATCAAGTTACCAAAGACGGTGAGGAACCAACGGATTATTAAGCATTCGGATTTGCCGGCATGTATTACGGATTATCCGAGAAAGTTCCATTCGGCAAGGTATTTCAGGAATGGGATTGAGATTATACCGAATGGAAAGGCCGTGTTTATGTCTGGATCAGATTCTTTTGAAATAGCTCTAACATGGGGTAATATTAGTTTGCTGTCTGGTATTGTCGAGGACGATAAGACCTTGAATGATTTGAAAGATAGTTATCCTGAATATTATATTATCTGGAAAAGAGAGATCAGTAATTATCAAGATTCAGCAAATTTTATCATATCTGATATGAACATGGGTATTAGGAACTATGATACAAAGAATTATATTCATCCATGTGTCCGGGCGAGTTGGATATTGGAAAGGATATCCCGGGATAGCGGTATCAATTTCTTATTTCCGGCAAATATCATAGATAATCTTATTAGCAAGCTCCTTGTTCCGATGTTGACCAAGAAAGGAAAGGGAGAAGATGATAATAATCAGTTTGGAATTAGTTATGAGTATGACAATGGAACACGACCAAATCATAATTATGGCTATGTTTTGAGCGCTTTAGCATCAACTTACAAGAAAACTGATTATTTGGAAACAGTTGGCCTTTATAAAAACAAATATGAGGGAATGAAAATATTGAAGAATAATACAAAGATTCATATTAGAGGGAGAATGTTCTTTGACTTTACAGGTTCTACAATGCCCAATCCGAGGTTTGTTGCATACAAAGTTGTAGATGGAGCTGCGGAAGAGGTCTTCTCTGTTAGTTATATCGATTTGGAGAATAAAGGTAGCCAAACTTGGTTTGTTTCTTTTGAGTATGATGATTATACTACAGTATTATCTGCTGGTGATGTGATCTACTTCTCTTTCGCCGATACCGGATTCTTTACGAATAATTGGGGAATTACGACTTTTGTTGTTGGATTATTGGCGTTTACAGAAGAAACTTCAGTTTTTGAAGATGGTGTGAGTGATGGCTATTTCCCGATTATATCTAATTTACCAAGCGTAAAACAAATTGATTTCCTGAAGGCTCTTGCTTCCATGTCGGGTACATTCGCAGTAGTCAAAGATAAGGCTACAATACAGTTCGTATCAATGGATGAAGTAATCAGTAATAAGTCAAAGGCTCTGAATTGGACAAGGAAGGTCATTGCTTCATATCCGGAAAACAAGCCTAAAACAATCTCATTCTCCCTTGATGGTTTTGCTCAGAAGAATATGTATAAATGGAAAGAAGATGATTCCGTATCAGGAAGCTATGACGGTTATATCTATGTGGATGATGAGACTATTGAAGTCAGCAAAGATAGTGTAACTCTTCCTTTGGCAGCAACTGAAATGAGAGTTGATAAAGCATATATTCCACTCTATGAATATGGAGATAATGACGAAGTTGGAAAATTGGGAAAAGTTGAACCCCGCATATTATTGGAAATGAATAATAATGGCAAGTCAAAAGCAACGTTTAATGGTTTGGGATGGTCTACCTTATTGGATCGAAATTATCAATCATATAAAAAGGTGGTCCGTAATCCGGTTATCATTACCGAAAGAATTAGTATCAGTGATATTGATTTGAAAGAGTTGGATGTTAAGGTTCCGGTTTATCTGGGACAATATGGTAGGTATTATGCCCTGATCTCGGTAAAGTCTGAGGATACGGGAGTGTGTGAATGTAAATTGTTGCAGTTGGAGGTATAGTATGGCAAATAATGAAGATGAAAGAATATTGAGTATCAAAGTCAAGTATCAGGATGCGATTAATGGGATTCTGGAATATCAGAATAAACTTCAAGCATTAAAGAAAGAACAAGAAAAGTGGAAAAATGAGGTTGTTGATGGGACGAAAAACTTTAATGAATATAATGCTGCTATGGCAGACATTAAGATTCAAATGGCAGAAGCTAAAGACGGAATACGAGTATTAGAGAAGGAAGCAAGGAACAATCTTAAAACGCAGCAAGAAAATGAGGGTTCTTTGAAATCATTGAGAGCCGAACTGTCTAACTCAACAAAGGCTTATGATGAGATGAGCCGAACCGAAAGAGAAGGTGCAAAGGGAAAAGAATTACAAGATCATATTAATGCTGTTACTAATGAGCTGAATGAAGCCGAACAAAAGACTCAGAGATTTTATCGTAATGTAGGGCGTTATGAAGATTCAGTAAAAGATGCATTAATATCTTTGCAAAAGCAGATTCAAGAAGCGGATAAAGAATATAATAAGCTGGTAAAGACAGAAGGTGAACATGCGAAATCCACGAAGAAGGCAAAAAAGCATCTGGATGAGCTACAGCTTTCTTTGAAGTTTGCAGAGGAAGAATCAGGCAATTTGAATAGTTCAGTATTGGGGTTTGTCACTGCTGGTAATCCGTGGGCCATGACAGCGGTAAATATGGTAAAACAGCTTGGTAGTGTTCGTAATGGTTTTGTTTTGGTAAAAACAGGAGCTCAGATGTTAGGGAAACAGTTTGTCGCCCTGATGGCCAATCCTATTGTTGCGTTTCTGGCTTTGATCGCTACAGGTATATCTATTCTGGTGAAGGGAATAAAAGGCAGTGAGGATAATATGAATCGCTGGAGGGTTGCAATGGCTCCTTTGGGGGTGGCTTTGGATTTCATATCAAACCTTATCACGGGATTAGCTTCTGGCATACTTACTGTTATAGAAACTGGAGGAAAGCTGCTCGGATGGATCGGAAAAATGTGTGAGAGTATTCCGATTCTGGGTGAGGCGTTCCAGGAACAGAATCAGAAAATTCAGGAAAGAGTTGAGTTGCAGAAATCTCAGATTGAATATGAGCAAAAGACACGTGCTGAAGTAGTGAAAAGCGCAGAGAGGGAGAAAGCGATATCCGAATTGAGGGCGAAGGTAACGGATAAGGAGAAGTATTCAGCAAAGGAAAGAAAAGGCGCATTAGAGGAGGCTATCAAGTTGGAAAGAGAACAAGCGGATGAAAAGAAGCAACTTGCAGAATTGAATCTGAAGAATCTGGAGCTGGAGGCGTCACTTGCAGAAAATGATGCAGAGATGAATAATAAGCTGGCCGAAGCAAAAGCTGCTGTGATTCGTGCCGATATTGATTATAACAATAAGATTCGGGAAATGAATGCCCAAAGATCAGAATTAAATAATCAGATTGTTACCGAGGAAAAAACAAAAACGGATGCAGCAAAGAAAGCGGCTGAGGATGCAATAAAAATCCGGAAGGAAAAAGATGATAAAGAAATTGAAGCTATCCGGCAGGCAGAAGATGCCATGTTATCCCTCATTAAAGACGGCATAGAGAAGCAAAGGCGACAAATCATCCTATCATATAACAGAGAGATCGAGGACTTGAAAAAGAAGCTCAAAGAAGAAAAGAACCTCACTCAGAAAGCAAAGGATGCAATCAACCAAACGATAAAAGCCAAGGAACAAGAGAGGATCAATGAGTTGCAGAAGTTATCGGATGAAGAGGTACAGAAGAATATCGAGAAGGAAACAAAACGAATATCACTTCTTCTGGCTACTGTAAAGAAGGGATCAGAGGCTGAGTATCAGTTGAAGTTGCAGCAATTAATGAAACAAGAAGAGGCAGAACTTGCAGCAGCGAATTCTGAGATTGCATCAGTTGAAGAAAGAGAAGCTACTAAGTTGGCCATTCGCCAGAAGTATAATTTGCTCAATGATGAGTTGATGGAATCACACGACAATTCTGTGATCCAGAAACAGCAAAAAGTTTTGAAATTGGAATTTGAGACGAAGATTGCGGCCGCTGGAAATGATGAGGTACAAGTTCTCCAGTTGAAAATGGAACAGAAACGGGTAGAATTGGAATCTATACAGCAACTTGAAGGTGAAAGTATTCAGGAATTCAATCTCCGTAAATTACAGGCTCAAAATGAATATAATGATTCTAAACAATCACTCACCGATAAAGAGGTAGAGATTGAACAGACGAAGTATCAGGCAGTAGAAAGCATAGTTGGAGGATTAGGATCATTAACTGAAACGTTGGGTGAAAAGAATACTACTTTTGCCAAGCTATCAAAAGTTCTTGCTTTAGGAGAGATTGCTGTAAATACAGGAAAGGCTATTGCTGCAGGTGTGGCCCAGGCGCAAAGTGTTCCGTTCCCGGGTAATATGGCGGCTATTGCAACTACTATTGCAACGGTTCTGGCTAATATTGCAACGGCCACCAAGACCGTAAAAAGTGCAAAGTTCGCAAAAGGTGGTGATGTTGTCGGTCCTGGATCAGGAACGAGCGATTCTATTCCGGCAATGCTTTCCAATGGTGAAAGTGTTATGACGGCAGCGGCTACTTCGATGTTCTCCCCTATGTTATCAGCATTTAATCAGATGGGAGGAGGAATACCTATAAATGCAACTATATCCAATAACCAGACATTAGGTGAAGATATGCTCGCTAAGGCCGTAGCTAAGGGTATGGCAATGGCTCCTTCTCCTGTTTTGTCTGTGGAAGAATATACCACAGTATCCAATAGAGTTAAGTATCTTGAAAATCTTGGTAGTGTATGACGGTATTTGATTTGATAAAGGTGTATGAAGGGCCGATAAATGTGCTGAATGATGCAAATGTGAATCTTTCAGATGTTCGGTATATAAAGTTGTTCAATGAATATCTCCGTATGAAGAAAGAAGGTCATAAGCTGACATATATTGTAGCTTTCCTTGTAGATGAATATTCGGTTGGACAGGCTACAGTATACAGGATAATAGAAAAGTTTAGTAAGCCGGTGAAAGTGCTGTGATTCGTTTAATTGATGATTTAGAGGGGTATCCGATGGATATCCCTCTTTTTTTGCTATCACGCCATGATAGCCGTATAATGTACAAAAATTCGTTAGAGCTCTCGGTTGTCTCTAACTTTGTCCTAAAAGGTTAAGATATGGCAGTTCTAAAGATTTATAATGAAATTACCACAGAGGAAGATAAGCAGTTCTTGAAGTGGTGTATGGGTATGGATGGAGTTTGCTTTAAAGATATTGATGAGTTTCTTTCTGGGATGGATGAGAAAGACAACACAGTGGATATTCGTTTGCACTGTGATGGTGGTTCTGTTTCTGAGGGTTGGGCTATCTATGACAAGTTGCGTGCATCAGGGAAAGAGATTTCAGCTATAGCCGAGGGAAAGGTTGCATCAATGGCTACTATCATAATGATGGCAGCACCCAAAGAGCGGAGAAAGGCATATAAGAGTGCAAACATCTGTGTACATAATCCGTGGGTTCCCAGTTATGCTTTGGGTGATTCATTGACGGCAGAAGATTTAAGAAAGACTGCGGAAGGATTGCAGAAAGAACAAGATAAGATGCTCGACCTCTATGTGGAGAGATGCGAATGCAATCGGGATGAGATGCAAAGTCTGATGAATGAAGATAAGTTCATAGATACAGATCGAGCTAAAGCATTAGGTATCATTTCAGAGATAATAGCCCCAGCGTCAGCTAAGAAGGGCTCTAACAACAATAATTTTAATAATATGGCTAAAACAGGAAATGTTGAAGTGAAACAGAACTTATTAGATAAGCTTCTGGGAAAGTTAGGTTACTCAAAAATTGAGGACGTAGCTTTGGGTATGGATTTGAGTACAGCCGATGGCGGGACGCTGACGGTTGAAAGAGAGGAAGGTGAACCACAGGTTGGAGATGTGGCCAGTCCTGATGGTGAGCATGTAATGCCGGATGGTTCTATTATTGTGGTTGCTGATGGGAAGATAACGGAAATTAAGCCGGCTTCCAGTGGTGATGGTGAAGAAGGTGGATCGGATGAAGAAACAAGAATTACAGAATTGGAGACTGAGGTTGAGGAGTTAAAAACAGAAATAGATGAGCTGAAGGAAGAGCTTGAAGGCGCAAAAGCAAAAGCTAAGACCTCCTCAGATCTTGCAATTCTGAATGCTGTAAAGATGGTCGGAGGTGAAAAATGGCTCGCAAAGAATTGCAGCACATTCAAAGTGAAAGCCCGTACTGTATCCGGTGCAAATGCTCGTAAGGGAATAGAAGGAAGTTCGGAAGAGACTCCGATGGAGAGAGAGATTCGTGAGAGAAAAGAAGGAACGTATAACAAGAAAAAGTAATTTGACCTATGGCTAATTTTTTTGAGAACATCTCGGTGAACCCGAAAGATGTACAAGATTTGAAAGAATTGATTCCTCTTACCATCAATCAGGATGAGGAGTTCAATAAGTACACCACCTTGAAAAAGGTGAAGAATGGTGATCCGGTAGCTTTTATCGGAGATATGGATGATGTCGGTGTTGCTGGTGGAGGTTGTGATCCCGTATACCAGGAGGTTGGCATTGTGAATTCTCAGAAGCGCTGGGAGTTGGGTGATTGGAATATACCTATCAAAATCTGTTACGAGGCATTGAAAGGTACGATTGCCGAGTATACTTTGAAGACAGGCACAGAGATCGGTGATCTGACCTCTACAGAGTTTATGACCTACATCATCCGTCCGGCATTAGAAAAGCAGATGATGAGAATGATCTGGCGTTTTGGTTGGTTCGGTAACAAAGATGCAAAGCATATCACCGATGGAGGTGTCTTGACGGATGATGTAAAGAAAGAGCTCTTTACAACCTGTGATGGTTTGTTTAAGAGAATCTTTGCTCAATGTGCCGCTAATGCTAAGCAAATTACAACCATTGCCGCCAATGCTAAAACAACGTTCTCTGAACAGAAATCTGCTATGTTAGTCCAGGGCGTTGCAACTGGAATTGTCGATACTATGTTGATGGATGCTGATAGCCGTATCACTGCTGATTCAGGATCTATGATTATGATGACTAAGTACATGGCTGATGCTTTGCATTGGGATGTAAAGAAGACATACCATGAGCAAATGGAATGGAAAACCATTTTTGACGGTTTCGACGTTGCAAGGTATGATGGAGTGAACATTGCCCGTATTTCTATCTGGGACAGATTCATTGGGGCCTATGAGAACAGCGGTACAAAGTTGAATCTTCCCTATCGTATGGTATTTGGTAACATCAAGCAGTTCATGGTTGGTACAGATCAGGATGCATTGATCTCAGACCTCGATGTATGGTTTGAAAGAAAAGAGAGACGTAATTACATCTATGCGCAGGGTAAGATGGGGACTTCCTTGCTTGAAGATGATATGTTCCACGCAGCTTATTAATTGAATTATGGCAGGAATTTGTGAAAGCTTATTAAAGGCTGATATTATTGTAGATTGCGATAATATCGTAACAAAAGGCTTTGAGGAAGATGGGATTATCATCAACCGGAAGCATGTTGATTTCGCTAAGACCGTATTCGGTGATACGAAGAATGTGATTAAAACACTCGTCTTGAAAAGTGGTATGAAAGGTTATTCGGTTGCATGCCCGGGCGCTACTCCGTTCACTGGTACTAAAACCTCTTTGTCGAAAGGTACATACAAGAATAAATGGGATAGTGAACTTCCTATTGTTGTTCTTGATAATGGTCCGGAGGTTTGTGAGAATGTGATTGAAGGGCTGGCAGATGGTTCTTTTGTTGTAATCTTGAAAAACAAACATAAGGGAGTCGATGGAAAATCTGAGTATCAGGTCTATGGCTATTATCAGGGGCTATCTGCAGAAACTGGAGAAAATGATAAGTATTCAGAAGATACGGATGGTGGTTGGTTAATCACCCTGAAAGAAACCGGTTCTCCGAAGGCTGCAATGTTCTATTTCAATACGGATGCTTCAACTACAGCAACACAGCTTGAAACCTTGAAAATAGCTGTTGCAGCATGACGTATCAAGAGGCTTTACAGTTAGCCGATGAATTGAAAGCCCGGTTTGATGCCGGGTTTTCAACATCGGAAAAAGAGAGCATTGCAAAGCTCTATGTTGAGGTCTTACGTAAAGAGTTGAAAAGAACGAATTGCAATGATTGTTATCGAGATGCTTTGATAGAAGTGTGTAACTATTTAAAACGAGAAAAGAAGATGAAAGAAAAATGTGCATATAGTTTGTTGGCTGGAGTGATCCTACAAGATTTTGAAAGTGGGAAGATATATACCAATGCTAATCTGACGGATGAAGCTGCAGAAAGTTATTTAAAGAAGTTTCCGAAACAGATTCAGATGTTTGCCCAAAAGCCAGAAAATTGGGAGGAACGAATAGGTAAGACTATCCCCGAAGATTTGAATGAAGAACTTGTGTCTGAAATCGCCGAAAAGTTGAAAGAAGGTATCACCAAAAGGCAGATCAGAGAAGATTACAAGGGTTATTTATTGGGTGAAAAGAAGCTCACGAATAAGCTGTTAGAATCGTATTTGAAAGCAGCTTCGGAGAAAGTGGATGAGGTTGAAAGTGATGATGAAAAATCAGAGGAGTAATGTATGAACGTAAAAACAGCAAAAAAGCCAGAGAGCCGTGTAGGTGTTGGTTATTCCCAACAGTTCAAAATGCAGACGTATGGTGAGGATAATTTGTATCCGCAGAATCTTCTCGCCATTACATCTGCATCAGGAACAGCGAGGCTCTGTTTGAATAGGTATGCGAAATTCATTGAGGGGTTCGGGTTCAAGGATACAAACTTCTCTGAATATGTCTTGAATAAGAAAGGCGATACATCCGATACGATTCTACATAATTTCAGTGAAGATGTTGCAAGGTTTAAGGGTTTTGCTCTTCATGTGAATTATAACGTATTCTGCCAGATCGTAGAGGTGCAACATATCCCTTTCGAGAATTGCAGATTGGAGGAAGAAGATGAGAATGGATATATAGGGCATATTCTAATACATCCAGATTGGAAGGGTAAGAAAACCAGAAATGGAAAGAGCATATTAGTGACTAAAGACACTGTGAAAAAAATATGTGTGTTTAATCCGGACCCGAAAGTTGTGCAATCACAGGTTGAAGCGGCAGGAGGAATAGATCAATATGA